ACGCTTTTTGTTGCGACACCTCAAACCGTGTAAGTCGTTCGTTAAGCTCCTCATACTGATCAGGTACTTGGGACTCTTCCAACGCCTCGTCTAGCCAGTCCTTTTCTTCTACTGGCTCTTTGGGGGCTCTTGCTTGCTTCGGCTGATTGACCTGAGCTTTAAGCTCTTCAATCTGTTGCCTAAGCGACTCACCTTCTTCTCTAAACGAGTTTCGGGCCTGGATGACCTTCTGGAACCTTTTATAAGGCACAGCGTGACCATCAGCATCGTCTCCCTTGTCATCTTCGTCTCCGTCTTCAGACGCCTCGGCGTCAACAGGTGATGAACCCTCTTCAGAAGCGGCCTCTACCTCTTCTGATACATCTTCTTCTAACGGTGACTCTTCCTCAACTTCCTCAACTGCTTCAGGCTGGGCTTCCACCTCAGCTTCTGGCTCTGCCTCCGCAGCATCAGACAAACGACTGGCGAGATCGTCAAGTGCGCCTTCATCTAACAGGTTGCTCATTGCGTCCCCTACGATGGGCTTTAGACCGCCCAAAGAAAGTCATAAAAATCAGTTCATCATACTGAACACGGTTTCGAAAGTATAGTCATCCTGTTTATTCGGATTATACTTCTTACCGTGTACAGCTTCCCACTTGAGCACCTCTTGAATTGACGTGGGCTTTTTGAGCTTCGTTGTCTGGTAGATATAATCAGACTGCTCGTAGGCCACATACGCCAGGGCCAGGGAGAATATAAGGTCATCGTGACAGCCGGTATCATGTCTCGGCTTTCCGTTCACATATACAAAAGTATTCAACTCATGCTGTAAACGCTCATCGATTACCTTCATCTTTTGGCCCATGAGAAGCTCGTGGAGCTTGGCCATCAGCAGTGCCCTGGTCTTCGTGTTGGTATTGAACCCTAGTTTCTCGGTTAGCTCTGCCGAGGTCTTATCCTTAATCATGCGTCGGTACAGATGCGGGTGTTCGCCCCTCTTGAGGTACTCAATGACTGCATATCCGGTGGACGCGGCCTCGACGTTGACCATGGCGTTGTACTTGGTTGCGGTTGCCATGACTTGGCACGCAAAGTCTTGCACGGGTTCTTTGTTGTAGTATGTCGCCACAATCCGTGGTGGCTTGGAGCGGGTCAGCACTGTGAATGCTGAGTAGTCACCGCTTGGCCCACCTTCGGCGGCATCGACGCCCATGATGTATGCCTGGAGGGGGTTGGGTGTTTCGTACTCGATGAGCCCGACTCCGACTTTGGCATCTGGGAAAACGAGGTCGAATACGCGCTCACCGCTGCTGATGAAGCATGAGACGGCATCGCTTGCGTACTCTTGCCTGAATGTGGCTGTTGAGTTTGCACATTTGGTGCGGAGTGTTTGGATCGCCCAGTTCTTCTGACTCTTTGAGAGTGCTGGCAGAGACTTGAGGAATTCCTTTTCGCTGTCGGTCGGTGCTGGCTCGACCTTCTTCTTCTGGCTATAGCTGGGCTCAATGAGCCACGAGATGAACGCCTTGTTGTACCCAGACTCAGTGGTCCACAGGTTGTGGTAGTGGTTCAGGCCGTTGGGCGTACTCTCGAAGATGATGGTTGGGTTTTCACCAGCCGTCTGCAACAGAGCGGCAATATCTTCGTCGGGACTTTTCCAGAACGCGGCTTCTGAGGCGTGGATGCTTTGGTAGGTCGAACCACGGAACCCGTTTGGGGTGCCGACCTTGATTCGTGAGCCGTGCTTGAACCTTAGCTCGTTGGCGTTTTCGTTTGTAGATGGGAGCCTTAGTTGCGCCGGAAGATTGTCATAAATCGTTTGATAGATGTTGAAAATCTGCCTAACAGCTTCAAGAGTATGGGCAGCAATTGCGACGCGGTGATTCCTGATAAACAACGCTTTATGAAGGTAGTAAGCTGCAACAAAGGTCGATGTTCCTGTCTGCCGTGCCTTGAGGACGATTTGCCACTGATTAGTTTGAAGTGCCTCATAGAGCATCTTTTGGGATGCATTGAGTTCAAACTTAACGAGCTTACCGCCCTTATTGATTATCTTTACGAATTTGCAGAAGTAAAGAAAGTCGTCTTTGCATCTACGTATCTGCTCAAGGTCTGACTTTGAGTACTGCACCCTAGCTTGCGGCGAGGAGTGTGCTGGCTACGTGAGCAATCACGCTTGCAGCCGCAGCCATTCCTGCCCATTTGACGTGAGCCATCCCAGCAGCCAGCAGTTTGACGCTAGATGTTAGGTCGTAGATGTTGGCCGTTAAATCTTTAACGTCTCTTTCAAGAACGCCGAGACGATGGTTGATGAGTTCTTCGTTTGCGCCGCTCATTCGTCACCTGCCAGGATAGAGAGTAGGTCTTGGTGCGTTTCTTTCGACGAGTTATTCTTGTTGATGTCAGCCAGCAGCCTGAGAGCGTCGAGTTTGACTTTTGCTCTTGAGGCGTTGTTTCCATCGGGGGCATCGTCGGGCGTCTCAACAATGAGTCGCAGCACCAGTTCTTTGATTCCAATATCATCAACATCGACGGTGGGCAACTGTGCGATGACCTGGGAGAGTGTTTTGGCGTCCCTGCTACTCATGGCGGTCCTTCATCATCGGTAATACGCGACAGTAAAGTGCTCTGACGCGATTGCCCTTATTCGGTTCATATCTTCAACAAAAACTGCGCGGCTACACCTTGTAAGCTTACGGAAGTCAACCGGGGTTATCAACCCCAGGAGCAGATAGACGTATGGTCTACCCACCTGTTCATCGATGGCCTCGATGAGTCTAACTACCTTAAGGCGCAGTAACGGGCTTGTTGACGCGGTGGCGAAGGGTGCCTCTGTGTCTACAATTTCTTCAATCATGTTGTACGCAAGGCTGACGGTTCTGCCATCCTTTTTGTACTGACACTCCAGCTTGGCCAGCACATTTAGTGCTCGGTAGTAGACAATCTGTGGTGAGAAGAACGCGCCAACGTGGTCACGCTTCTTCATCCCCCTGGTCTTTGAGAGCAGGGTTGTGATTGCCACTTCGTATGCTGCATCCTTGATGTCGGAGCGCATAAGCTCTGCAATTTGCAGTAGCACACTTTCGAGCTTTGGCTTTTGCTTTCGTAGGCCCAGGACCAGTTTGGTCATACATTCTGGAGCCCAGCAGAAGTCTGTGCGTTTGTCGTACTGGTACATCTCTGAGTCACAAAAGTGGCATGGCTTTGCGCCATCTCTAGCTGGGTAGCTACTGATGCGCTTGTATAGCCTACTATCTTTGAATGACTTAGTGCTGCGCTTCCTTTTCGGTAGCGACATCCCAGTCACGGATAATCCGCCCGCACATTGCTTTGTGAACGTCGCAGCCGTCGCCTTCATCATCCATCCCCATAACTTGAGAAGCAGCAGTTAAGAATTCTACAATTAGTCTAACGGCATCGGTGTCATCAGGCTTTGATTCGAGGACGTGTAGTGCACCCCTTACCAGTGAGACGGCAGCATGGAGACTTGGGGTACTCTCGATATAAGAATCATCGCCCGCCAGTTTTGCCGTAGTTGTGAGTTCCTCTCTGGTAATAAGAAGGAGGGCCTTGACGCTTTGGTTGAACGTGAGGGCAGTCTCCGTGCCATTAGCAACGTCATGGGTGACTTTGAGTGAGTCTTTGATGGATGCAACTGTTTCATAGAAGCTGCCCCATATCATTCCTCCAGGTGGCTGGGTTGACTCACCTTCTTCGATTGCCGTGATGAAGTCATCATTTTTGATTTGTTCGTCGCTCACATTACTCTCCTATGTATGCGTGTACTTCGACCCATGAGCCAGTTTCGGCGCATCGTGCAAAGCCTTCCCATCGGCTACCTGTGCCGAGTAGTAGGTCATGCAGGTCGTAGCTAAGTCGTTTTACTTTTGCCGGGTATGAGCCGACATTGCCTTCGATTGTGTGGAGTATGCCATCGGACACTGATTCGACAATACCGATGTGTCCTTGCCATGAGCCAGGGGCACCTCTATCCCAGAGAACGACATCACCGGGTCTTGGATCTTGTACGTTTGCGCCAGTGATGGTGACATTGCTGAAGAGTCGCTTGGCCCCACCGCTTCTTTTGAATGGCATTTCGATACCGATTTGCTTTGCGCCTTCTTCAAAGCAGTACGAGACGAATGCGGCACACCATGCGCCATCGTCGTCATCATTTCCATCGTCAGCGATGCGGTGATACTTGGCGACATGCATACCTGAGTTGTTTCCACCCTCTTCGCCGTACCCGATTTCGCGGCGTGCAACTTCGAGGGCTGCTGCTGCGAGTGGTCCGATTTCGATATCGTCGCCTTCAAAGATGGAGTCGATGATGCTTTGTTGTGTATTTGGTCCACACTTGCCGTCTGGTTCCAGGTTTTTGCATCCTTGCCAGAACTCGACAAGTCGAGCAATCATGATTTGGGTGAAGTTACCCTTATCGATTTCTTTAAGATTGTACTCTTCTGGTGTCATCTTGACCCCCTTTCACTGAGCAGTTTAAATGCTGTTGCCGCCACTGCTGGTACTTGTCCATTGCCGAGACACTTAAGCCTGTCCACCCTAGAGGCCAACCCATCAACCAAGCGACCCACGTCGGGTTCAGCTTTCCACCAACCATCGCGTTGAGCGGGGTGTCGTTCCGTCTGTGTTGAGACGGCCCCCCATTGTTTTTTGCGTCCTGGACCGTCGGCGTCGGGTACACAATTCTCTCCCCCTCTCTCGTCCGTCCGTCTCTCCTGCCCCTCGGATGCCCCGTTTGCATCAGCCTGGAAAGGCTGCCCGTCGGATCTTTCTTCCCATCTGCTGCAAG